ACCCCACCTTTTCTTGTTTTAAATATTCTCTGACCAGATAGGAATATACCTTCCGTCATCTGTTCTTGTATATGTAAGTATACCTTTTCCCATTCGCCGTGTCAACTCTTGATTAGTTGGCGTCATGTTATTTGTTACTAGTCCATCTTTTCTTGGTTGCCCCATATGTATAGATGCCAGTATATCACGAATTGCCTGTACCGTGCTTTCTGAATAATAAGATCTTATTTGCCATCCCCTTTGACCATTTAGTCTTGACCCTATTGGTGGGGGGATAACTCCTTTTTTCATTAATGTTGGCATATATTTTCTATGACGATTAATTAACTTAGCAGTCTCAGCAACGGTATAAGCCTTTTCCCTATTCTTTCTAAAATCTGTACGTAAACAAGTTTCAATTCTATCTTTAGTAATATTATACACAGACACTAATCCAGTAGATCTAGAACTATGATAGAGTCTTACCAAGTCCCCGTTAAGAAACCATATCTTTTTACTTCCCTTTATTACAGAGTCGTTATTGTAAATTTCGCTCTCAATAATTCCTTTTCCAGTAACCATTTACCCTCTCCGCTTTCCATAGGTGGGTGAAAAAATTTTCTAGTTCCACATCGAACGCAATATGTTTCTATGTGTTGAATGCTTGTATATTGTCTGTCAACAAACAATCGCCCACCACATTTTTTACAAAAAAGCATAATTAATTTTTAGTTTGGAATACCAACAGCAATTAAATTAACGGCAAGAGATAGGTTTCCAGATGCTCCAAACCTTACAAACCCATCAACCTTAGACGTAGTTGGTTTTTGTAAAACAACTGTAACGTTTTGACCAGCCTCTGTATTTCCAATGTTTAATGCTGTTGCTGTAACTATTGGAGGGAATTTAAAGTCATTCTGGAATGAATAAGTAAATGCTCTTTCGTTACCCGCACTTACGATACTGTTTGTAAAGATTTCTACATATCCACCAACAACTCTTGCATTTGATGTTTTTATAGTTTCTTTAATTGATGGACCATTATCAATGCTTGTAAAGTTATATGCTGCAGAAGAAACCTCTGTAGATAAATCATTAATAGTTTTAGCCAACTCATAGATATAAGTAACATCTAGTGGTTGCCCACGCTCTGGTAGCGGTATTTTTGCCATTATTCCTCCTGTTTAATTATACCAAAGAAACTATACTTGATTCAAATATAGTTAATTCAGCATTTCTTACTTTGTTAATACCTTCAACCTGTATGGCTGCTCTAACATTCGTTGTGCCAGTATTAATAAAACTATACGTGTGAATTGGGGAAGTTCCGTGATATGCATAACTTCCTCCATCAAATTTTACAAATATATCATATTTCGGTCTAGTGTTTTCATCTCCCCAAATAACCGTAGAGGTGTTTCCACTAACAATTAATTCACCGTCAACTTCTTCAATTTCTAAAGCGGTTGCTGAAAATATTGGAGACCAATGAGAGTATCTGTTTTTATCTTCAGAAATAACCCTATACCTTACTACATATTCGTTATTGTCTCCCACAGGCGGTAATTGATTTTTAGGAATAATTAATTTTTTAATACCTGCATCAGCCATTAAGAAACACCAACTGTAAATCTAAATTCTACATAATTGCTAGTATTAGGAGACTTTATAATTGTTTCTGCATTGTCATTTTTAACAACAGAATACCCAGTTAGTCCATAAAGTGGATTATATGTTTGGGTGTTTTCTAATCTCATTGCATCTAGGGCAATATAATAATCTTCTGACGGCACCCCAGCATCTATAACGCAAGCATAAATTTTAACAACTGTTACGGCATCCCAAGTAAAATTTGCAGTTGTGTATAGTTCTTGTAGTTCTTTAGATACAACAAAATATCTATTTGTTTCAAAATCTTGACTTGATTCTGTGTTACCAGAATCTGCATGATCTATTTCTGCTTCAAATCTTGCAAATTCTCCAGAACCAGCATCTGTTGATGAAAAGTCTACTAAAACTCTAATGGTGTCTGGAATTGCAGAAGAACTTCCATTTTTACTTACTAAAGAAAATGCCAATCTTAATTCATCTTTAGGAGAGTTTCTGCTAAAATCAACTTGTGGGCCAGTTAAATGTATGTGGTTTGATCCTGATTCAATTACAAAGTGATCTTCTGTTGGACCACTTTCTTCGCTAATTGTTAAATTTGCATCATCACCTTGAATTAAAATAATGTTATTTAAAAATCTACATCTTTCATATCTGCTTGCACGAGATGTTTTAAAAAATATTGAGTTATCGGCATTTGTTTGAAAAACTGTATCTGCAATTGCAATAATATTATCATCTTCTTCATCGTCTAATGGTGCTGTAAAAGTATTAATTTCAGTAGCAGCAGCAACAGTATGATGTTGCCAATTTTCTCCAGCAGTAAAGGCAAAGACCGTCTTACTGTCATATGCTCCAGCAGATGGATTGGATCCAGCAGAATACAGACCCACTTCTGATATTTCATATCTTTCCTCTGTTGGCAATTCTGCCGTTAAAACAATTTTATCAATATTATTTTCTTTTACAAAACCCCTTGAAGAAATAGGAACACGGAACATTTCAAAATCAAGATTTTCTTTAAGAGAAAAGTCACCTTGTGTATCTGCGGTATCTAGTGGCGTTGGACCACACCCAATAGCAATATATGAAGCATAGGCTGGAGCCTGACCAAGCAGGTATTTACCAATAATGGATTTTCCAGCATCAGTTATCATGATTCATTCCCGTCAAATTGTATACTATATATTGTACCACTGGTGCTTAATTGAACCTCAAGTTGCTCGTCATTGTTTAAACCAATAGCCTCTATTACTAAATTGCCAGAGTTGTCAATATAAACGTTAGTACCATTTAATCCATTACCTTCGTTTGGGGCTTTTTGATCAAACCTAATAGAAAATCCAGAAAAATACTTGTCTGAGGTTTTTTGTAATCCTAAAATATTGTTTGGGTTATATGATTGCTGTATTGATCTAATATTTTTTATTGGTTGATAAGATATGTTTTGACCATTGATAGTGTCGTTTCTTGCTATATTTATTAATTCTTGTCCACCAATATTTTCAAATATTAGATCAGCCATTTGCTCTGTTGGAACTGAGTCGTCATCAAACAAAACAATATCTGGTGTAGCAGTTTTAATTAAATTTGCATTAGAAGATGTAAGCATTTGGTTTATATTTAATGGTGTATTTGGTGTGGGCGATAGACTATTTGACATTTTATACCTCGCTTAAATAAACGGTCATATCTGGACCATTAGAATTTCTTGAATAATCAATATTATATACTACAAACCTATTACCTGAAGAAGATATTAAATCTATATTATCAGAGTTTTTATAATCAATAGTTACAATATCTCCTAACTGAAGTGTTGGCATAGCAAATAGTTTTAACCCTACAGATTTTTTAGGAGTCATGACCTTGTTAATAATCCAACCCATTAATGCCTCAGCATCATCTTGTGTTTGTATATATGGAGTATCTATTGAAAATTCATTTTTTCCATAAATTAATCTACTTAGTTTAATCTGATCGTATTTATCTTTTTCAATCAATGGAGAATAAGTTAGTGAGTTACCTTGAAATGGCGGGTCTGAAAGATTGCCACGTTTTTTAAAGTATTCATCAACAGATAATTCATGAGTGGTGTCTTGTGTAAATGCAATGCCTTGAATTCTTAAGTAGTTTCCAGTTGTTTCATCTAAGTTAATTGCAGAGTCTGTTGAATTAAAAATTAAAAACTCTGCTCCATAAGAATCTGCATAGAAACCAGAAACTGTATAACTTTTAATTCTATTAAATGTTGGTGATAATTGAGCATAAAGTGCTGGATATGCACGATCATACTTAATATTAAAATATGCACACTCACGCATAATTGACCCAAATTCTTCAAAATACATATTATATTTTGGTGGTTGTTGAGCGCTAATACCAGACAGGTATGTTGATTGAACAATTCCGCTCATTGCATATTTTCTAAATGATTCGTTAATGCTAATTTCTTTATCTCCAAATGCAGATGATAAAGTTTCTCCGACTAAAGCACTTGAGTTTTGAGAATAATTTTCTGATAAAGCATAAATATTTTCAAACATGCACCTTGAGGACCCACGAGTAAATAAAGCCATATTGTTGTAAATTGGAAGTGGATCCGTATCGTCTACAACTTGAACTATTTGATTATTAATATACAAGAAAAATCTTCGAGTACTTCCTATGTCTTGATATTCTACTGATAAATCATATACCGTTGAGTTTTCTTCTCCAGAAACCCTGTACTGACCTGCAAACTTTCCATCATCTACTAAAATTTTGCTAAGACCACCCCATAGTTTTACTGGAATTGCATTATTAGAAGAACTTTCTTTTTTAATTTTATAAAATATAATATTATTAATTGATATATTAGATTGATTATTTTTATCTAAATTTAAATATGACTCTACATTGTTTTCTGTTAAGGCAACAACTTCAAAATAATATCCATTATTTGTTTCTGGGTTTATCATAACCGCTAGTCCGCCAGATCCGCCGCCAATGCTAATGCTTTGATTTGGCTGGACTCCACTAATTTGATAGTATGGCATGCTTCCAATTGGGGTTTGACTTCTAGTTTCGCTATTTTCAACCTTTCCCACTACCCGCATTCTTGTTCCAAAATGTTTATACGCACTATTTAAATTCTTATAAACATAAGAAACAAAGTCAATTGGAGTTTCTGTGCTTTTAAAAGATGGTCCATTCATGATTAAAGCAGAAGATTGAATTGTTCCAGATTGCGTTGACTTTAAACTGTTTACTTCTGTTTCTGTAAAATAACTTGTAGCCATATAATTTTTAATAATACTATTTCTAGATGTTTGTCTTGCTAAATCATTATTAACTCCTGCTGCGCCAGTTGTGGTTGACGGTAGCGTAGGATTAATTTGTGTTGTAAATAAATATTGTGACTCCATGTCACATCCACGGACATTCTCATTGTTAGACCAATACGAATTTATTCCAGCAAAATGTGGTGCAACCTGTGTGCCAAATTGACTACGACCATGTTCATAAACTGCTCCTGGCTGTAATCTTGTAATACCACCAACTGATTCATAATATGGTGTTGAAAAAATACGAATTAATCCAGTTGGATATATTTTTCCATTAAATGGAAGCGATGCAAAATACTTTTGGTATTCTTGGTTATTTGAAATCCAAACGTTTCCAGTTCCAGTAATATTAAATTGTGCTGCATCATATCTAATTATTTCACCATTAGAATATAGGTACCCCTGATATCTTGTTAACCAGTATACGTTTTCTCCAATGTCAATAATATTATTTGTTACTACTCCACCAACTACCGTTGGCAATTCAATAGACAAGTCAGAGTTTAATGGCATTGCTCCTAAAACATAGTTACTTTGTTTTGATGCTAATTCGTTTACTGTTTTTGTTGAGTTAGTTCCAGAAGCCTCCCACAACAACACTGGCTTATATATCCAAGTTTTTTCTTTATCAATCATTGATGATTGTCTAATTGACCCGTAAGATCTTTGAATATATCTAGTTGTATAACTTATTTTGCCATCATTAAATACTTTTTTATCTTCACTGCTTGCAGAAATAATGTTTGGTATGTTTGATGTAGTTTGATTTTCAGTAATACCAGAAACAGATTGATTATTATTTCCTAATAATTGTATGTCAGTGCTACGCATATCTTCTGTTGGCATTAAGTAGTCTTTACTCATTACTATAAAGTTGTTATATTCATCGAAAAACATTGCTGTCTGTGTTGATATTGCAAGTTGATTTAATACTTCTGCAACGTTTTGGTCAGGGGCTATAAAAAAATATGGAATGATTGGATCATTTTCATCATCAACTCTTTTAAAAGAATAGTTAGTAAAACCAATATAGTCAAGTAATAACGATATAGCATAACTTAATGAAACCTCTGTGACAAGCATCCTTGGAGCAGGCATTGATTCTAAAAAGAAATAAAAGTCTCTTAGTTCTAAAGATAGCGTTCCGCCAGTTACGTCAGATTGTGGCATTCCTTCTGAGTATAAAGTTTTTATTGGAACAGAATAATCTGAATCATCTACATTTAAAATTTGTTCGTAAAAATTAAATTTAATGTTTTTTCTTAAATAGTTTTTAATAATACTATCTGTGTTGTTGGGATTAAAGGCTTGCTCTGCATCAAATATAGAAATAGAGCCAGTAGATGCTAATAGTTGGCCAACTGGTAAAGATGTGTTGCCAATATCAGAAAGAGATTTTTTTACTTCATACTCAATAACATCATCAGATATATCTACAACAAGTCTGGGAGACATTTCAATTAAATCAAAAGTAGATTCATTCTTATTCATCAACTCTACAACAATTCTAATTCCACGGATATATTCAAACTCTCTATATTTAGTTTCTCTAGTTGCTGTATCAGAAAATGCAACGGGAGATACGAGATCTTTAACAAAATTAGTTTGTGAATTAATTGATTCAGATCCAAGTGTCCAGCCATATGTTGGAATAAAAGTTTCATAGTTAGATATTGCATCACTCCAAACAAAAAATCTACCAATGTTAAATTCATTTTCTCTAACTAAATAAGCATATCCATCTATTGATATTTCTGGCAAAAGGGTTCCTGATGAATAAGTTTCTGCAAAAACAAAATTTTCTTTATAGGCATCTGGAATGATTAGTCCATACTCTAATTCTACATATCCATCTGGTTGTATTATTTGACTACCGTCTGCTCTTGTTGAATTCTCATCAAATGAATAGGCATCTACCCAATTATTATTTTTTAAATATTGTATTTTCCATCTTTTAGGTGTTGTCTTGTTGGCATCTCCATAAAGTGGGTCTGGGGTTGTTGATGAAAAATTAATAAAGTTTGTTAGGTCTACGTTTCCAACATTAGTTTGCATTTTAACAATAATTCTATTTGTTGGAACATCTTCTTTATATACTACAAACGGAACAGCATCATCAATATAAAATAAACCATTTGATATATTTCTTGCAATTCCACGCTCTACATCATTTTCTTTTCTATATGAATTCCAATACTTAAATTGGTCATATCTTGAAGACATATAATATCTTGGTCTTTGTGCTAAAAATGCTCCAGAATTTGCAAGGTATTGTTTGTTATTATAAAAAAATAAAGGTTTATTAATTCCTGACCTAGGTCTAAATGGCTTTAAGCAATCCTCTAGTGAATATAATAGTTTTCTTTTTTGTTCTATAGATGTAAATTGTTGTGGCAGGTCTTGATTATCTACCCCACCATCTATAGATATTTCAGAATCTGTTGCGTCTGTATAATAGTCGCCTTCATCTAATTGATCAAAAGATGATGGGAGGGTTTGATATTTTACCTCTGAGCCAGTTGGTCTGTATCTGTAATTTCCAACATAAAAAATGTTATCTGGCATATTCATATTCCATTCAGCCAAGACTAAAGATCTTGTTTGAATTGTTGCAGATGTTTCAAAATGGGTCTTTAATGCTTCACTAACAAACACTTTAGACCTCTTCCAGCATTACCGATATATTCCAAAGATCATGATTGCTGCCACCACGTTTTACAACTGAATAATTAAAGTCTGAAAAATAAACTTGAATTATTTGATTATACTTTCCTAAATTTCCAAACGCACCATCATTATCTCCAAAATTTTTATATTTATCATATGCCAAAAACATCCAAAATGGACCCTTATGATTTTCATACCAATCTAATATTTCCATTCCGCCTGCACCACCATCAGAAGTGTATTCTCCTGTTGTATTTTTTCTTGGTGATACTCCACTTGCATTAAAGTCTGCAACGTCTAAATAGGCACGGGATGGCAAATTATTCCAAGATACACTCATTGTAAGTTTATCTGCAATGTGATAAGACCTCATGCGACCATTAATTGTTCTTTCACGTTTTTCTATTCTTTCTGAATTAAATGACATTTCTGATCTATTGTGATCTGACAATATTAAAAATTGATCAATACCGCCTGCGGTAAGGGCTGGATCTGCCCCTATTTCTTGTCCAGTTGGCACGTAAAGCCCATCAGTTAGTGTTCCAGCATTCTCTGACCAAAGTATTGCCTGTGGTCTCTGATAGCGCTTTCTGCCTGAAACGTATGCTGCTGTTGCCATTATGCCCCTCTTTGAGTCTTAATTCTTTGACTGTCAATTCGTTTAATCTGAGTCATAACGGTTTTTGCAATATCGTCGGGACTTGAATCAGATTTAACATTAACGTTTAGACTATAATTATACACTGAAGACCCTCCGTATGAGCCATCATTTATTTTATTAAGACTATTTACCCCAAAAGAATCAACGGCATTTTTACGAACAACAAATTCTCCAGGGGTAAGCATTGCTGGAATTGTATCGGTACCTTTAGAGTATCCACCTGAAGCATAGTATTTAGGAACCATGCCACCCCTTGCTAACGGTATTATGTTTGTCTTAAAAGCCTGACTATATGCTTTTGCATAATCCCTAAGTTCATTGCCACTTATAGTGCCAGACTCAACTGCGGGAAATACTTGTTTTTCAAAATACTCTTTATTTGCACTAGCCAAAGATGATTTTTGTAAAATTTCTTGAGCACTTCCCACTATCTCAGTTTTTACTTTTATTGCAGCGCCCTCAGCAGCATTAGCGGTTAAAGAATCCCACAATGCTTTAATTCTTTTAAGTATATTTTCACCAAGTTGTAAAATATTATTATATCCACTTGCTTCATATTTTGCTTTTTCAATAGCAAGCATTTGGCTTTCCCAGGCTGTTCTTGCAGCATCAATATTATCAGTTCTTGCCTTTAATTCATCTTTAAGGGGCTGTAATTGTTTTACTTGAATGTTGTAGTTTGCATCATTAAGTCTTTGAATTTCTGCAGCAACTGGTAGTTTTTGTTGTTCTAATGCAAAAATTTGTTGACTTATTACATATATTTTTTCTTCAATTTGCGCCCTTGTTAATCCACTAGAACTTCTTAATTCTGCAAGTTCTTTTTCTCTTGCTACCTGTAATAAATTAGAACTTCTTTCTTGTGCTCTTTGTGCTGCTGCTTGTCGTTCTTCTTGAATAGCCTTTGCTGCTGCAGATATATCGCCTCGTGTTAAAGCATCTGCAATTGTAATTCTTCCTTTTTCTTTATCTGCAATTTCATCTTGAATATCAGATATTTGTTGCAATGCCTTTTCTTGTTCTTCATACTTTTTATTAATTGATTCAGCGGCCCTATCAATTAAACTTAAATCTTGATTTAATAAAGTTGTTTGTTCGTTTAATAACGAAATAGGACGATCATATTTTTCTTCAATAACTCTTTGTTGTACATCAATTAATCTTTCATTAGTATCTATTAAATTATTTAATGATTCAATTTGTGGTTCGTATTGCGCCCTTGCTTCTTTTTCAAGAAAATCATAATATTTCATGTTTTCATCCATCAAATCTTTAAAACTTTTTTCTGGATTTATTATATCTTGTGTCGTTTTAATTGTTGATTTTAATAAATTATATTGCTCAATAAGGTCTTTAATTTCTTCTGTTCCTGCTCTTTGAGAAATAGAAAGCATAAAATTTGAATCTGACATCATTTCTAGTGCGTCTGCAGCGGAAACTCCAGCGGCAGTTAATTTTACAAAAGCATCTCTTTGCTTAATAGTTTCTGTAATTCCTAAAACAGCGGTAACGCTAAATGCACCTATTTGAGCCTCTTGATAGGCCTTCATTGCAAGGGTTCCATCGTCAGTTAGTTCTACAATTCCGTCTTTAAGTTTTGCAGCATTTACATAAGCCTTTTCTAAAGCATTGTCCATTCCGCCAACAAAATTAATAAAATCACTTTCTGCGCCCATTCTTGCAAGGGCTTGGTTAAGTCCATTAAATACTTTAAGATCTCCACCAGACTCTCTCATTACTCTTCTGAGTTCTTGCAATCCTCCTTGAGCATTTATGCTTGCATCTCTTGTTAGTTTTAATTTCTTTAAAAGTTCGTCAAGTGTTGTGTCTCGTTCTCCAATTGTTCCGCCATCTTCTCCACCTTTAGGAATTTTATTAGGATCTCCAACACCTTTTTGTTTCATTAAATCTTTAGTAATTTCTGATTGTATTAAACTAGTATTAATTGATCCATCTGGAAGTTTATATTTATTAATAATTCCTTGTGCTAATCTTCCTGTAGGATCTGACCGTCCAAATGTTCCTTTATTTACTTCATTTTGAATAAAGTTTTGTATTTCTTTATCACCAATACTTCTAAAAATAGCAACATATTCTTGAATAACAGTTTTCTTTATTTCATCACTTGCATTTTTATACTTATCCCAAATTTCAACTAAACCAGACATGTTTAAATTTGGATCGTCAGTTATTTGTTTAATATTATTTACAACATCTAAAGTAATTGGCCCTTTTATTTTTTCTATTGTATTAAAATCTTTAGCAAGTTTGTCTAAACCTGTTGCCCCTAACTTATTTACCATTACACTTAAATTTATAACATCCCCATCATAATCTTTTAACTTGTTTAAAACATTTATTCTATCTTCAAAATTTCCTTGATCTGATAAAATATCTATAATTATTTCCTGTTTTATATTTTTTCCAGTTACTATATCCATAAATGATTGGAATACTCCTGGATCTTGTGATGTTACAGTTGTTTCTAAAATTGTTTTAAGTTTCTTTTCTCCCGCTTCTGTGCCAGCAAACATTTCCATTAACTTTAATGCTGTTGGTATGTTTAATTGTCCTCCTAAAACTGCAGTATCAAGTTGTACTTCTAACTGAGTAGTTTTTAATGCTGCACTTTTTTCAATAAATAAATTTAAAAATGGATTATCTTTGTTTGCTGCTTTAATCCCAGCCTGTAGTGAATCAACAAATTTACCAGCCGCTAAAGTGCTAGATCCAGTAGCGCTATTTCTTGCTAAATTATATAAGTCTTCTGCATCTTTAATAACTTGTTTAGATTTTTGTGCAAGTATTTGGTCTTCTGCCTTTTGTTTACTTTTTGCGGTAATAATTTGTTGTTCTAGTTGTAGTTGTTTTGTTTTATCAATAGTGGCTAATTGTTGTTTTTCTAAAGTATCAATAACTGCTTGATTGGTTTGCCATTGTGCATCTCTTTGCGCTTGAATAATTTCTAGATTTTTTGCATTTGACACTGCTGCTTGAGCAACATAATTTCTATAGTCAAAGCCATCCTCTCCACTTTGTGTATCAAATTCACTAATAACATCTTTTAACTGATTTGACATTTCTTGCTGTGAAGCAATAATTTTTAATCTTACCGCAAGTGGATTTGTTAATATATTTTGTCCATCTGGACCAACAAGATCTCTAAGTTTTCCACTAATATTAGTTGATATTGACATATCTCCAAGATTAATACCAATTGCCCTTGCTACACTGTTTGCTTGTTCTGCAGATAAAACTCCATCTGAAATATATGCGCTAAGTTGTGTTGCTAATAATTGAGCAGCCTTGTCTCCATCTTTTACTATTGTATCGTTAAATCCTTTAAATATTTGTTTACCAATATCTGATGCTAAAAAGTTTGTTCCAAATTCATTTCCTTCTGAATCAAAACCAGTTCTAAATCTATTTGCTCTTACCCCAGTTTGTCTTTGTCTTTGTGCAATTTGAGATGCTCCAACTTTTCCAGTTAATTCTCCAATTTGTTGCATTTGCTTAGTGCCTGCTGTTACAGAATTAATGTACTCTACTTGTTTCTTTGTTGCATCATCCATTCGTTTATTTAATAAGAAAAATCCTCCAGCAAGGGTGGCTGCTGCTGCAACTGCTATTCCAATAGGATTTGTAAGCATGGGAGCAATTGAAGCAAGTCCAGAGGCAGCCATCATTCCCATACCTAAATTAGCATTACCTGTTGCAAATCCTGCCATTGCTCCAATACCCGCAATTCCAGCCACGGGACCAGCAACTCTTCCGACTGATCCTGCACGATTTGTTCTTACTTCACGCTTTTGTTCTTTAGTTAACTTGGTTGTTGTTTGGGTTCCATCATCTGTTACTTTTGTGTTATT